GGTTCACCACCTAAATTGAAAGAAGTATTGAACAGGATAGGACAACCAGTTTGTTTGTAAAACTCACTAATTAATTCATGGTAATTTTTATTTTGTTCCTTTGTTACAGTTTGAATTCTACATGTCTTATCTACATGAATGATAGCAGGAATCTTTTCTTCAATACCTGGTTTACATTCAACAGCATACATCATGAATGGAGTCTCATCCATACCACGAAGATCAAACCAATCATGAACATGTTCCTTTAGAATAGTACCTGCAAATGGTCTGAAGTATTCACGATGCTTGACAGTATTAACAAAGTCTTTGCCTTCTGGATCACGAGGATCATATAATATAGAACGATTACCAAGAGCACGAGGACCTGACTCAGACTTACCTTGGAACATTGCTACAATATTTTCAGAGGTAATCAACTTAATTACATCTTCATGATTAGCATAATTAACAATACCATTATACTTATCACTAACATCTACAATATCATCTAAAGAATAATTGTATTCAGGACCGAGATATAGTGTGTTTATCTGAGGTTTAAGTGCATCTTCAACTTGAAAAGGTTGTAATGTTTTATAGTAAATATATAATGCTGCTCCAATAGCAGTACCAGCATCATTACTAACTGGTTCTACAAATAAATTGATGCCCTCATCTTTTAACTGCTCAAGATACCAGTAGTTTGCAACACAGTTCAACCCATACCCACCAGACAATACTATATTCTTTTTACCAGTCATCTCAACTGCCTTACGAATAAGTTTTAAGACTGCTTCTTGTGTTTCAGTTTGTACTGCATATGCTAAGTCTCTTCTATTCTGATACTTAGTTAGATCTGATTTAGGATCATCAGGATCTGGATGATCATCAAGGAAAGGATACTCATGCACATTAACATGTCCTGCATTTGGATAGGTAGGTATCATTACATTCCTATCTACTGTACCAAACTTCTTAAAGATCTTAGGTACTTCTGGATTAGGTTTACCGTATGGAAATAGACCCATAGTTTTACCTGCCTCAATAGCATGCCATCCACAATACTGTGTAACTGCCTCGTATGCTTTCACAATACCACAAGTCTCGTCAAGTAGATACTCAAAGGTTCCTTTCTCAGTAGGATAAACTTCCTTTGCTTCCATGTCAGGAATGGTTGCTGTAGTAGCAGGTCCTCTAGTACCTAGATGTTTCCATACAGTATTAATTTCTTTAGGATAAGTACAATCAAATATAGATTCAACTTCCCATACTGTCTCCTGTCTATCCATGATAGAGAAGTCAATGAATGTACCTGCACCATCAACTACTAATGCTGCTGCCTCAGTAAATCCAGAACGATAGAATGCACACGCAGCATGTAACTTATGATGTATATTTCCTAAGTCTATAACTTGTGAATGTCCTTTCTTTGGATCTTGACCAGAATTATCATCAATCAATCCCATCTTCCTTGCAAGACCTACATAGGCAGATTCAAAAGAATATTCTAATACAGGTGCATCTTTTGCTGTCATCTGAGTGTGAGCAATGACAAGATAATCTAGTTTATCAGTATACTTTTTGATTAACATCATAGATGCAAGAGGAGCACCATCATACTTGCGACGAGAAATTCTCTCCTCTTCTACAGCAAATACAATTTCACCATCTTTAAGAAGACAGACACCTCCGTTATGTCCTCTTGCTATGCCAGCAATCCACTGTGTCATTTACCAAACCCCTTAGTTTCTGCTTGTACAACTTTTTTCTTGACAGATTTGCCAAGTTTATCTCTACACGATTTAATTACTGCAGAGATATCTTTCTCAGTCATAGACATACACTCATCATTTTGTATGTCTTGATAATCTTCCATAGTTAATCTGATAGGAGAAAAAGTTCTTCTATCTTCACCTAGATCTATTATATCAAATTTTGGATCATCTGGATAGGATATATTGATTGGATATGTTGATCCAATCACAGCAGTAACTGTGCTACCAACTGCCTTAGCAATATGTTGACCAACAGAATCACATCCTAAGAAATGATCTGCTCTGTCTATGATACTTGCCCAGATACGAATGTCTTCTATGTTAGGAACAATATATGCATCCTTAGATTCTCCTTCTTCTGTCTGGAATGGGAACTCAGACATTACAATCACACAATAATCTTTTTTTAAATTATTAATAATAGTACTAATATCTGATAGATTAAAACTACGAGAGGTGGGGTCAAACATATACCCACCAGTATCCATAATACCTCTACCAAATGGTTGGATAACTATAACTTTTTCTTTTCCTGTAGTGTTTATTGCTTCATCAACCAACTGCATTCCTTGAATACCCTCACCTTTTGCCAAGGTAATATTGGGTGCTGGTAATTCTCTAGGTTCATCTAACCCATTGATTTCTATATCAAATGCTTGAGAAAGACTACACTTCTGATTATAATAATGCCACTGTCTATATGGTTCTGGTGTTACACAATCTCTATCTTTAATCTTATCTTCAAACAATCCTTTATGCCAATTATCATAGGCATACTTATGTAATACAGGATGTCCTCTGTAGAAATTCATACCACCCTCACAGACAATTATAAAATCGTCATGAGTTTCAGCATATTTTTCTAATGCAGGGATAGAAGCAACCACTCTACCTGCACCACCATTAATAAAGAATACTTTAGATCTCATACTATCACATCAACAATTTATATAGTCATAAAAAAACAACTTGGTTTATACGGTCATACCCATCCTTAAACATGGTGGGGTCAGCGTTTGGGGAGTGTAAGACATCAGATTCATACATTATCATTCTATTATACACCATTTCAAACTCATGTTCAACCTTCCATACTCCATCGTATCCTCCACGCATCCATTTATGAATGTAATCCCATACCTTACTATGATCCATCCCAACTAACTCATCAAAATTTTCTGGTTTATCAATATAATCCATGACATTATATGGTAAGGTCATTTGTCCTTTGTAAGAATACAAATTAGTACCACCATGACACTCATCAGGATAATTTAGAAAGATTACTATACCAAATCTATTATAATCAAAAGTTGATTGAGTACATTGTCCAACTATACCACGAGTAACACCATGCTCATCTGTATACCCACCACTATCATCTTGATATGGTTGAGAGTATGCATCTTGATGAGGTAAACTTAAAAAAGGATTTGCATTGAGAGAATCAGAATTCATTACATTACATAAGAACCCTGCGTTATCCCAGTGAGCTTCATACATTTGATAAGTCATTCTATGTTTCCATAGACTCTCATCATAACAATACTTATCAAATAATTCTTTAGTATTTTTTTTAAATTCTGTCGTTTCTATATAACATCTCTCACCTGGAAGACCTTGAATTAATTCATTTCTTCTCCACTTCTCTGCTTGCACTGCTAGTTCTTTTAGTTCACTAGGATTATCATAGAAATTATCTACAACCAATGCAGTCCTCTGATCAGGACCAATATTTCTAATTACTTTTTCTTTACGATTAGAATTTAGTTCAAACATAATAAAATCCTCAGAGACAAAAAAATTCTGGAAAAATTTTTCCCAGAATTTTGGAATAAAAAGTTACATTTCGTTTTGCATCCTTAAGGATCTATATCCTCTGCTGCTTTGGATGTACCACCACTCCAGAAATCACTAGTGTCAGCAGCATCTCCACTATTAGGAATATCATCTGGTTCATGTGGCCATACAATTCTATATGTTTCTGTACCTACACCTGCCCAAGTTGCAGGAAGGTCTCTTAATTTCTGACGGTAATCTTTCCAAGGTGAACTAAAACCAGTAGGAGCATCACTAGGAATCTTATCATCAGATTGTTTTAAAAGAGAGTCTCTAGTTGCTCTTACCCAATCCCAACCAAATGTATGTGAATCAGCAGCACTATTTCCTTCACTGTGTGTATTATTCCACTCTGTAGCATCACTAGAGAAGACAGGATCTCTTGGCCACTTATTATTAACATGATCATACTCTAATGAAAGCATATCAAACACTTCTTGGAAGTGAAGATAGTCATTAAGAATAGGATTAGGTTCTGAGTCAGGACCTGAAGGAGTTTCTATTTGATATGGACCTTCGATACCACCATAGACAGCGATAGCATTCATTGGATACTTATCTGCATCCAAAGTAACTATCTTACTTCCTACAGGAGCATCTCTATCACATGTTCCAGTCTCAAAAGAATGCTCTTGATGCCAGTCAGGATTAGCATCTGTTCCTTTATTCTCGTACCAAAGAGTTATATGTTGTGGTCCGACATAAGTACAGATTCCTGTCCTTGTTGTGTCTTGTTCCTGTCCCATCCATACTGTAGGAACAGGAAATAATACTGTCTTAGTAATGTTTGCCATTGGTTTTGTTCAGGTGTACTCCCTCATTTGTTATTTATAATTAAGACCATGAAGTCACAACAACTAAACCGCCGTTACCGTGATCTCCCCAACATTGTCCACCTTGAGTAGATCCAGAGTGTCCTCCTCCACCAGGCCAGATAGATGGTGATGAGCAACATCCTCTAGCATTACCATATGAACAACGGTTTGTTCCAAAGTTTCTATTAGCAGACCAAGGACCTGGAGGTGTAGAAGCAATTGACCATGCACCAGAGTGACAGTTAACATGCTTTAATTCTCCACCAGAAACACCACAAATATAGAATTCGTTCTCATTGTTCATTCCTGATGCTGTATCTTGTGAATCAGGCCATGATGCAGAGCAACCGTTGAAGCAGTTGTTTCTTTGTGCTTGCTTAATACAAGTATAGCAACTAGAAGTACAACGCTTAACACCATATGTTCCACCTTGCATACAGAAAGTTCCTAGTCCACCACCCTGAACATAAGAAGGACATCCGTAAAATCCACAACCAGTTCGTCCATTACAACATCCACAACATGAACATCTACTACTTGAACCAGCACAGATTGTATATTGTGTAGCACCTGCAGTAAAGTGACCGCAGTTTGCATAGACTGTCTTAGTAGCGTAACCACCACCGCCACCACCAGTACCAGGACCACCACCACAGCATCTAGCAGGACCACCAGATCCTCCACCAGATATAATTTCAAATTGAATTGTTTGAACTTTAGCAGGTACAGTCCACTGATAACAACATCCTCCGTTACATGGGTTGTTATTACAGCAGTTGAAGTAGAAACTTCGGCATTGGATACCAGTCGATAGACCAGTAACCTGTCCTGGACCTAGCGAGTCTGGTATGACTGCCTGATCCCCCTGTATCTTTTTATATGTTTGATAATTAGCCATTGTTTAAGCCGAATGGTGGTTCGTTAGTTGTATTTATGAAAGAAGGGGGTATTTAACCCCCATGAATCTATTAGATGGTAATGATTCTCCATCCTTGTGTGCCATCATAGAACACAAGTTCAAATGCAGCACCCTCAGTATTAACTGTTAGGTCGGATGCGTCACCCATGATTGGGTTACCATTTCTACCAACTGTTAGTGCGTTTGAATCAAATGTCTTGGCAACATCGAAGATTCTAATGCTATCACCTTTGATTGGGTTAGCAGGTAGAGTAACAGTGAATCCACCTGATGATGTGTTACAGAAGATTTGCTGTTTGTTAGCAGCAGTAACTCCAGAGGTAGCATCGATATTCTGGTATGCACCTACAGGTAACCAGTTTGAACCGTTGTAGTATTCATAACTGTTTGTATCAGTATCGTAGCGAAGTCCACCATTAAGTAGTGCGTTACCAGTAGGTCTTCCTGCTTGAGATCCTCTAGGTGGAACTAAGATTCCTGATGTAGCATCCATCTTACCTCTTGTGAGGAATCCACGAACTGCTTTCTCAGTTGGACATGCTTGGTTAGAATCACCAGACATGAGTTCATCAGAGGAGAATTCGTTGATCGCTTCACCAATCTGTCCACCGATAGCACCCAATCTTAGTTCTGTCAAACCAGATAAGTTGAAAGCGGAAGCATCCAAGGTAGCAGCACCAGTTAACTGGTTAACAGAGAAGTATTCTCCAACTCTGA